AAAACGCATCGAGGCCACACTCGTGCAGATGGCGAAGTCGGTCGAGGAGCTAAAGACCGACGCACGCTCAGAATTGGCAGATCTCGACAAGCGCGTGCGTGCGCTTGAAATGCAGAACTAACCTGAGGGAATCAGCATGGATGCCATGAACCCCGAAACCATTGCCGTGATCGCCGTCATCGTCGCGGCCGGCAGCGAGATCATCGCGCTCACTCCCCTCAAGTCCAACAGCTGGATCCAGCTGCTGCTAACCGCTGCTCGGATGGCTTTCCCAAAGCGCAAAAGCTGAATCATGGCCAACGCCGCACCGATCACGATCGAGCAGCTGTTCCGCTTCTATCGGAACCTGCCCCATCAGGCGGCCGCGATTCAGCAGCTCGAGCAGGATCTCGCCGTGAACGGTTACGCGGCAGCGATGCGCCGCGATCGGGCATGGTTCAACACATGGAGCCAGGACGGCAAGCAGGCGGATCTGGCGCCAGCGCTGAAGCTGATCAAAGAGTTCGAGGGCTGCCACCTGAGGGCCTACCCCGACCCGCTAAGCGGCGGCGCACCGTGGACGATCGGTTACGGCACGACGAGATACGGCGACGGCAGGAGCGTCAGCAAAGGCGACGAGATCAACGCGGTTGAAGCAGACCTGCTGCTGCGGCAGGAGGTGGATCGCATCGCAGAGAAGCTGCGCGTCACCATCCCCTACTGGGTGGAGATGACCGATGCTCAAAAGTGCGCGCTGATTTCTCTGGCTTACAACCTCGGCAGCGGCTTCTACGGCGCCAAGGGTTTTGAGACCATCAGCAAGCGCCTGCGCGAAAAGGACTGGCCGGGTGTGCCCGATGCCCTGCTGCTCTACCGCAACCCCGGCACCAACGTCGAGGCCGGGCTCAAGCGGCGCCGCATCGCAGAAGGCGACCTATGGGGCCGTGAGCGGCAGACCACCGGGCCGATCTCCGCCATGTTCACGCCTGAGTCGCCCTTCAGCTTCAAGATCACGCCGCACATCACCTACGGCGAGTTTGCGCTCGGTCAAGAGGCGCGGCGGTTCGATCATCAGCATCAGTGCGATACAGCGCTGAAGCTGGCGCAGTTCTTGGAGAAGGTGCGCGCGCAGTTCGGTGGCCGTCCGGTGGTGATCACCTCGGGCTATCGGCCAGCAGCGATCAACAAGCTGGTCGGTGGTGCCAGCAGCTCAGAGCACCTCTATGACGGCATCGGCGTGGGTGCGGTGGATTTTGTGATCGACGGAGTGGACATGATGGCTGTCCAGCGTTGGTGCGATCAGAACTGGCCGCACTCGCTTGGGTACGCAGCGCCGCGGTTTCTTCATCTCGGCATCCGCAAGGGTGGGCCTCGCGTTCGTTGGGATTACGCCTAAGCTGCGGCCGCCCTTCATGCCCCGCATGGTTCTGCCCGACCACCAGATCCGCTGGTTCTGCCAAAAGCACGCCATGGTCGTGCCCTTCTCGGAAGATCAGCTCAACCCAGCTAGCTATGACGTGCTGCTAGGCGATCGGCTGATGATCGAAGTGCCCGAGCACCGCGATCTGCAGATTCACGGTATTGCCGGCCACACTGCAGAGGATCCGTACTGGCTGCAGCCTGGTGAGTTCGTGCTCGCTCAGACGCAGGAGATCTTCAACATTCCTGACAGCGTAGCCGCGCAGTTTGTGCTGAAATCCAGCCGGGCACGCGAGGGCCTTGAACACCTGCTGGCCGGCTTTGCGGATCCTGGGTTTCACGGGTCAGTGCTGACATTGGAGCTGCAGAACGCCCGCCGGATGCACCCCGTCGCCCTATGGCCTGGGATGAAGATCGGGCAGCTCGTCTTTTTCCAAATGGCTGGACTGCCTGACGTGAGCTACGCGGTCAAAGGTCATTACAACCGAGATGAAGCCGTAACCGCCAGCAAGGGGCATCTGTAAAATGACAGGGCTGCGGCGCGTCAACGCCCAGCCCTTGACCACTGCCTTACCAGTGATGACCGAATCTTACGGCGCCGAGCGCTGGCTGCCTGTTGTCGGGTTTGAAGGTCTCTACGAGGTTTCTGACTACGGCCGAGTGCGGAGCGTGGATCGAGTGGTGGCACTGAACAACCACCCGACGCTGAAGCAGCGAACCATGCGCGGGCGCTTGCTTTTTCAGAAGACAAACCTCCCTTCTGGCCGCGGTTACAAACGCAAGCTGGTTGCTTTGTGGAAAGAAAACCGCGAGCACACAATGAACGTTGCACGCCTTGTGGCCGAAGCGTTTCTGCCCAATCCTCAACAGCATCCATACGTGCTGCATCTTGATGACGACGCGACAAACAACCACGTCGAGAATCTTGAATGGGGCGATGCGGCCGAGAACGTCAGGCAAGCTGTTGAGCGCAATCGATACCCATCAGGGCCGCGCCATCACAACTACCGGCATGGCAGGTACAGCCAGCAAGGGCTAACCTGACGGAGGAGAAATCCGGTGAGAACGCAGCCTCGGTCTAGTCAGCCGGGGCTTTTTATTTGCGCCGCCACCAGCGCAGCTGCTGATGCTGCGGCCTCATCCACCAGATGCGCATACCTAGCGGTGGTGAGCGGGCTGGCATGACCGAGCAAGCCGCCGATCTGTGGCAGCGATAGGCCGGCGCTGACCGCCATGCTGGCGTAGCTGTGGCGCAGGTCATGGATGCGCAGCTGACTGATACCGGCCGCGGCCAGCAGTTCGAGCCAGAGTTTCCGGTAGCCCACCAGCGGGTGATCGCCATCGCCTTGGATGATCCACTGCGTGTTGCTGGCGGCGCGCAGCTGGCCAAGCACCTCTAGCGCAGCAGGTGGCAGGTGAACGATTCGCGCGTGGCCGTCTTGGCCGGTCTTGTGCGCCTCAGGTGGCACCACCAGCGTGGTGGCCTGCAGCCACGACCAGCGGGCATCTTTGATCTCGGAGACACGGCAGCCGGTGAGCAGCAGCAGGCGCACCAGCTGAGCAAATCGCCAGCGGATGCCGGCCGCAGCAAAACCATCAAGCGCAGCCAGCAGTTGGTCCAGCTCGGCGCGCGACAGGTAGCGGCGGCGCCGGCGCTCTTGATTGGCCGGCACCTTGGCGCAGGGATTATCGGCGCGCAGGCTCCAGAGCATTGCAAGGTTGAACGCCTTGCGCAGCACCGCCAGCGTGCGGTTGGCCTGTATCGGCGGGATCTTGGCCAGCAGCGCCAGCACCTGCTTGGTGGTGACAGCCTGCACCTTGACGCCGCCCATGGCCGGCAGGATGTGCAGCTGCCAGATCTGCAGGTAACCGGATCGGGTGCGCGGCCGCAAGCGTGGGTAATGCTCAGCCTGCAGGCGGTCGTACAAATCCGCCACCGATGGGCCGCGGCGCAGCTCCTGCCGTGCGCTGGTAGGCGCCTGCCCCTGCGCAACAGCCGCCAGCAACTTGTGGGCTTCCTCCCTAGCCAGCGTGCGGCTGATCACGTTGGCGCGGCCGATCTTGTGATGCTGCTGCTTGCCGCCGGGCTCCCGGTAGCGCAGGTACCAAGTCTCGACACCGCTCGGCAGCTTCAGGATGCCAAGGCCGGGCACCTTCGAATCAGTCTTCCATTCGCGCACCATTCGCGCAGATCTCCGTTAAACGCCGGGAGATTGCGCGAACGGCCGTGAAAAAGCAAGCGGAGAATCTGACTGCCAGATCAGAGGCTTAATGAGATCGCGTGAACTGGCGTGAGCTGCAAGCGGACGACTTTTAATCGTCCGTTCAACGGCGAAAGGAGTAGAGAAATCAAAGGCTTAATGCCAGCCACAGACAGCCATTCGCGCACATTTCGCGCACCTTGCGGGTCCATAGCTCAACGGTAGAGCAATCGACTTTTAATCGATTGATCCGAGTTCGATTCTCGGTGGACCTACCATCAAATGTGACGCCAGATCCTGCGCTTCAAAATGTGGGAGATGGTCGCAACGCAGACGCCATGCTCCTTAGCGACGACTGTGATGGGCCGATCGTCAGCCCTGATCGCTAGCACTTTTTCTTCGGTGAGCTTTGATCTGCCGTTGCTGGTGCCTTTGGCAGTCCGACCCTTGGCAACCCTGTCGGCCACGTTTAGAGCGTGATCGCCAACGATCAAATGAGTGGGATTGCAGCAGGCAGGGTTGTCGCAGGTATGCATGACCACTTCGCCGGGCTTCAATGGCACGCCAGCAAGCTGAACTGAAACGCGGTGAGCGTAAGTGGATGCCCCGTGCAGCTTGAACTCTCCGTAGCCATCACTGGTGCGCCTGCCGCGCCACTCCCAGCAACGACAGGTGTTTTGCGTCACCTCGACCTTTGACCAGAAACGAGCGTGAACCAATACGTCCATCAATCGGGCACGATTAAACTCGACTATAGCTCCCGCATCGGATGCCGGAGCGGCGCCATGCGCATCCGGTGGATCCTGCCGGGCGCCTCAGCCGGATCATCCAGCGGTATCAGCGTGTAGTCGTCGCAGCCGTGGCTTTCAGCGAAGTGCTGCGCACCGATGTGGGTGGGAAACGGCCCGACGTGCCACGGGCCGATGCGGAGGATGTATTGCATGGTGGTGAGAGTAGGGCTCACGCCCACTGCCTGATCAGAAGCTGAGCATCAGCGCGGAAGGTGGCAGCCACCTCGCGGACAATCTCGCGGGTGATCTTGGTGCCAGCGCGGCGGAAATCCATCAGGCGGTTGCTGGCGCGGCCGTGAGCTGCATCACGCTCAGCGCGGATCTCGGCGGTGACTTCCTTGCGGGTCTTGCCGCTGTTGCGGGCGGCGCAGACCTGACCGAAGTGGACCAGCTCGCCAAGATCGGACTGCATCAGCACGGTGGCCTTGAGATCGGTGCGGCCGCAGCAGTCGCAGGTGGTAACTGAATCGTCGAGGCAGAGAGCGGTGTAGGTCATCGGTCCGGTGCGGTTGATGAAAGAACTATACCCCGCCAACGGGGCACACTGCGCTGATCGGGCGGCCCGTTCACAATCCGTCACAAGCCTGTGACTGTTCCCGTCGCTACCGTGTGCCAAGCGGCGGCCAGCCCATGCGGGCGTTCTATCTCGAGATCTCCGCCAAGCTCATCATCCGATCCGACACCGACCCCGACGACCTGCCAGCGGAGATCTACTCACGCATGGCCGAGTTCATCCCCTCTGATGAAGACATCATCGACATCGAGGTGAACGCTGTCCCCCTGCCGCCGGACCTCTGTGGATCAGCACCACATTGATGAGACGCGCCTGGTCACCCGGCGATCGGCGCGTGATCAGATTCACCTCGCATGGAACTACCGCTGCGCCTACTGCAACGATCCGCTGGGCCGCAGCCCCACCCTTGACCATGTGGTGCCCAAGGTTCACGGCGGCCTGACCGTGCGCGCGAACCTGGTCAGCTGCTGCTTGATGTGCAACAGCCAGAAGGGTCACAAGGAGTGGATCAGCTGGTATCGGGAGCAGCCCTTCTGGTCTGCACTCGGTGAGTGGGCGATCGCGCAGTGGCTGGCCGATGGCGCTAATCTTGCGGCCTAGACCTTTTTTCGAGGGCTAGGCGGTACCGCAGCGGCCGGCTGCGGTGAGGCGGGCACCGCGTGAGGACCCGCCACCGGCCACCCCAATCACGGCAGGATCCTGCTGCACACCCACAGCGCAAGCAGGCAGGTTACCCAATACTCCACCACCAAGATCAGCACGTCGTGCAGCATCAGTGGGCGAGCAGGTGGTCCAGGTACAGCTCGGCCTGCCACAGGTCGCTGGAGTAGCGGCAGGTGCCACCAACGCAGCTGCGGTAGTAGACCTCACCCTTCACGGGCATGATCGTCTCGATGCTGCCGCCATCGCGCTCGGTGCGGCTGATCACCTCAGGCCCGAACATACAGATCACACCTGGCCGCGAAACGGCCGCCGCTTCTCTTCGATTCTGGCAACTCGTACCCGCAGCGCTGCTGGTTCATTTCCCAGAAGCGACAATCCCAACACATTGGCGGCGCACCAGCTGGCCGCAAGCTGGTGACAGCCGCTCGATAGATTGACTGCGCACGCAGCAGCGCTTCCTGCAGCTGCACCGTGCCGGTATCGGCCTCGATCTGCAGTTCAGGCTTAGGACCGAGCACGATGCGCGCGTGCCAGTTTCGATCGGAGCGGCTGCACACCAGCAGCAGACGGCCGGCGTGCAGGCTGATCATTCGTCTTCGCCGTAACTCGGTTGATGGAAGATGCGCTCGAGCGTCATGCTGGCCGGCTCAGGCTCACCAGCGGTGACGTGTGCCGCCACCGGATCAGCTGGATTGGCCGCCACGAACACGGTCGGCCAGTGCAGCTCCTTCACTACCACCATGCTGGTCCGCGGGCTGCGCACCAGCACCCACAGCGCAGCGCGCTCAAGCAGGTTCAGGCCGGGCAGGTGCATCATGCCTCCAGTTTGCCGAGGAGACGGTTGAGATACCAGGCGGCCTTAGCCAGCGACACCGCCTCACCCTTGTGGCGCTCGCGCCAGGTGTACTTGATCACGTTGCCCTTGCAGTAACCGCGAAATTCTTCCGGTGTCAGCGCAGCCTCGATTGCATCGATGCATTCAATGCCGCCCATCCGATAGTGCTCCGGGTTGATCTGGTCAGTCATCGAGCCAACTCCATGCGATGCGTTTGCAGATACGCCATGCGTGCTTTTCGTCAACATCGAACTCAGCCGCCAGCTGGCGGTAGCTCCACCCCTCGCGCTGAAGCTGGCGCAGCTTGCGCACCAGCTCCGGCGTCAGGATTGCGGCGATGTTCTCCTCGCCAGCCTTGAATGGCCGACCGCGCGGGATCACCTCCATTTGTCACCCAGCAGCTGTTGGCGGCACACCTCGATCGCCTGCTGCGCTTGCTTCTGCGTCATCACGGATTCGGTGGCATCCATGGCGCGCACCACGCGGGCAAGCATCTCGGGATATGACGTGTCGCGGAAGTTAGCGGCGATGTCGCGGCAGAACTCCTCCCACAGGCCGGTGTAGGTGCTGCAGGTGCGGCCGCTGCGTTCATAGAGCGCGTCCATCATGTCGGCGCGCTGCTGGTCAAGCTGGACTGGGTTCATGGTTCAAGCAGTTGGCGGATGTGGAGCAGCTCAGCGCAAAGCTGCTGGCGGTTGCGGATGCCGGTGATGCCGTACAGCTGGTCGATGCGAACGTCGATCAGCTGCTGCAGCCGGAGGCGCTCATCATGGCGCCCCTGCTGGTAAGTGCCGCTATCAGTGAGCAGCTGTTCAAGGCGGTGGCGCATGTCGGTCATCGCTGAGACTCCCGCCATCTCTTAAGCGAACGCATAATGTTGTTCGCTCGCACGGGTCCAAGGTTTCTCACTCTGGTTAAACCATCAACGCCGGCGGCCAAGACCTGCTCAACGGTTTCATAGCCGCCACGCTTCAGCATGTTGTAATCAGTAGTTGGCAGGTCCACGTCTTCGATCGCTATGGGTAAGGCGCCAGAAGGCGTCCAAGCCGAAATCATGAAGCCACCTCCACGGTGGCACCAGGCCAGCGTGCTTCGGCGTAGCGGATCGCGTGCTTCTTCGATTCAGCGCGCGTGATCCACGTCATCGGCTGGGCACCCTGCGGGTAGACAATCAGCCGAAACTCCTTGGTGCGTGTCTTAGGCCGCGGGCGGCTGATGCCGTCGCCGTGCTTGCTGGTGGTTGGTTCCTCGCGCCATTGCCAAGGCAGCATGGCGCCAACGATTTCAGGCATTGGTTTCGGGTTCAGTGTTGAGCCATTCCATCTCGTGCCACCACGGCAGCCAAGATTCGGCGGCAATGGCAACAGCTTCGTGGAATGTGTGCGCCGTGATCGACTCGATCACATTGGCGCTGCGGATCTGGAAGTAGAAGCGGCGTTCAGTCATGGCTGCCGTACCTGCGAAGTGCAAGATTGATCAGCGCAAGCTCTCGCTCTCTTTCATGCTCCTGTATTGCCACAAGGCTGCAGCTACCTGCGTAGATCGAATCAGTTTTCAGTTGATCCATGCGAGCGAGGATTTTGTTGTAATCAGTTTCTGGTAGTTCCGCGCGAAGTGCGTCCACTTGCTCCAGCGTTAGTTCAGTCATGCCGCACCACCTGCTGCGTGCCGGAGTGGGTGGGGCTGTGATGTGCGCCGGACTCAATGCCGATCATGGCGAACACGGCTGCAGCGATCAGCAGACAGATGGCGTTGTTGATGCGGTTGATCATGATGCGAGCGCCTGACGGACGCGGTAGCGGGTGAGGTTGAGGCGGGTGGCGATCTGTCGCTGGCTCAGACCCGTGCGACGCAAGATGCGAACGCGACGGGTTTCGGATGCAGTCAGCCAGTCGATCACTGCCACTACAAACAGCAGCGGCAGGATCAGCTTCCAGATCACCAGCAGAGTGGCGGTGAGCATGGATGTGTTGCGGTGCCCGGTTGGGCGTCCCCGTATTGTGCCCTGCCAGCGGGTCACACTGCCAACTGCTGTGACAGTTCTTCACACGGCGTTAGTGCCGACCGCCAGCTCCACAGGCAACCGCAGAACGGGCACGCTCTTGTTCGTGTCCGGTGTGCGCGCCCAGCCGATCGCCACCAGACTCACCGGCAGCTCGACCGTGTACCAGACATGCCGGCAGTCCACACACCTCCGCTGGCGGGTCACCTTGTCAGGCTGCTTCCCGTTCGTTGCGATCGCTCTGATTTCACCGCTACCGCAGCGTGGGCACTCCATAGGTATCCTGAACCTGTACCCCGCCACTATGGCACAGTGAACTTCGGTCAGTGGATGGCGGTCGAGCTATCGCCAGAACAACAGTTTGAGATCGAAAAACAAGCCCGCACCCTGCTTAAAAGCGAAGATGCGGGCGCTATGGCTGCTGCTCTACTCAAGCAAGCCTGCTACCAGCAACAGCTACTGCAGCAGGCCGTTCACGAGATCGCTCGTCTTGAGTGCGAGCTGATGGGCTTTCCTAGAACAGATCCGCCTCAGTGATCTCGGTCACCACGCCATCAGTGGCCTGCGCCAGGCTGGCAGCTGCGCTCTGAGCAGTCACAGGCGGCACCCAGTCGCGTGGCGGCTGCGCCACTGCGCTCACGTAGGCGACACCGTTGCTGCTCTGCTTCTTCCAGCCGCTCACCGGCACCTGCACACTGCCGTACTGATCCACCGGCTGGCTCAGCACGAACGCACACAGCGCATCAAGCTCCTCCGGTTTGATGTTCATCCGGCCGCTGAAGTCCACCTTGCTGTCGGGCTTGGTGGACTTAAAGATCGCCAGGTTCAACTTGAAGGTCATGGTCTGGGTTGGGTAGGTGGATGGTTGGGGATCCCGCGCAGGTTCCGAAGCTCATACGCCTCGACCTCCGCCACGGGATACAAGACACGGCCGCCGATCTTCACGAACCTTGGCCCGCGGTTCTGACTGCGCCAGTTGTCGAGCGTGCTCAACGTGACGACACCGCGCCAACGCTCAGCAAGCTCTCGCGGCTGGAGGTATCCAGCCTCAGAAGATTTCATCGTCATCAGTAGTTACCTCCTGCACGGGTTCGGGTTTCTTGGTGATCTTCTCGTTCAGATCCTCGATGCTGGCCTTCGGTGCCGGCGCCTCGCTTACGGTCACCGGCTCGACATCGAGCACCTCTTCCTGCGTCTGGATGCCCACCAGCAGCTCTGGGATATACAGCCGGCCCCAGAACGCTGCGCTGCGGTAGCGGATCATCAGCTCCGGCATCGTCGCCCACTTGCTGCCAGCCTTGGTGGCCCAGCCTTCACGCTTGGCCATCGCCATGCTCACCTCAGGGCCGCGCAGCTCTTCGCCGGTGGCTAGCTCAGTCGCCACAGCGGTGCAGGCCAGCGTGTCGCCCTTGCCGCTGATCTCATACCGCAGCGGGCTGAACCGGCCGCAGCCGTTGATCAGGCCGATGATGAACTGGCTCGACCAGCTGGGGCGGCCGTGGATGATGTGCAGGTTCTGCATCACCATCAGCGGATCCATGCCCATTCGCCGGCTGATGTTCAGCGCCACCAAGCAGTTGGCATAGCCTGCCTGCCCTTGGAACTGAGCAGGGATCAGCGTGCTGCTGGCCAGCGCCTTAGCAATACGCTGCGCATCCTCAAACGCTTGGATGCCGGAGAATACCCCCGGCTGGGTGGTGGTTAGTGCTGTTGATTCGGTCATTGGTGTAACTCTTGATGGCATGTTTGACATACAAGCATGAGGGCATTGAGGTGTTTCATCTCCGTCCCGCGAGGCGGATACCAAAGATGATGAACCTGCAAATGATCCGTGGCGGCGCACCTTTCGCAGCGCTGCCCTGCCCTTTGATGAACAGCGGCGACCACCTTCCCCCAATACGAGGAACTTAAAAACCAGTCGTAATCTTCGCGGCTTTGCAGTTGCTCGTGTTCCAGTGATGAAACAAAGGCCCCAATGTCCTGCTCTGGATCCATCAGGAATGGCTGATCAGACAAAACATCCCAAGATGCTTTCATGGTCAGTACATCTCGATTTCAGGTGGTGCGCCTAACGGCATGGATCCATCCGGCCGCGGCCGCATCCATGCAGGCAGGCTGATCATCTCGATCTGCTCGCTGTAGCCGGGCCAGCTGCCGGCTGCCTTGCAGGTGGCGAGCACCTCTAGGTCACGCGCGGCGGTCTGAGCACCGAGCGCGATCATCTCGGCATCGGCCGCATAGACCGCCACGGCATAAGGCGGCTTCTTCTCCACGCAAATGAAGATGAACTGATCCGGCCTGGTGCCGGTGGTGCGCTCAATGCCGTCCAAATACCAGCTGGCTTGGACGTGATAGCGCCAGTTGCCGATCGATTTCCTGAACCCCGCAGGACTCGCATCCTCCGTGGTCTTCAGGTCGATGATCAGGCTCCGGTCATCGGTCAGCCAGTCCGGCCGGCACTTGCAGTCAAGGTTTGTGGCGTCATCAATCCACATCCATGTGGTCTCGGCCTTACCCGGCAGCTGCTTAAGCAGCAGCGCCGCAGCAGGGTGCGTCCACACCGCCTCGGCCATGCGGCTGACGACAGCGCGATCCTCGGCACTGATCAGCTCACGGCCGCCAGCTTCAGCCTCGAACTCAGCCCAGCGTGCCTTGCCTTCCTTGGTGCGGCGATCCAAGGCCGGAGCCGTGATGTAGCGGCTGTCCCAAGTGTCTTGTTCCAGCGTCAACGTGTGAACCGCAGTGCCTAGGCGCATCGCCGGCGTTGGCTGAGGCTCAATTCGATTCGGGTCCACATAGCGCGCCCAGTAGTGCAACGGGCTGCGCGCCACCTGATCGAGGTGGCTTTTGCTCACCGCGTGGTGGCGGTGGTACTCGGCGTTCTCCAGGGCGTCCTCATCAGGGCTCACGGAGCTTACCGCAAGTTCGGCTATCGTCACGCTAGTTCCTCCCAACTCTTTGAAATCATTTGGCATTTCGGCCCGCAACTCGGATACCACTACCGCTGTCGCAGGTCTAGTCCAATGAGTCTCACGCTCCGTCACTATCAACACCGAGCAATCGCGGATCTCCGTTCCGCCTATCGCAATGGCGCGCGCGCTCCACTGCTGGTACTGCCGACCGGCGGTGGCAAAACCATCGTCATGGCCGAGATCCTGCGCTCCCTCGCAGATCGCGGTCGCACAGGTCTCGTCTTGGTCCACCGCCGAGAACTGATCACGCAGACCAGCCACAAGCTCACCCTGGCCGGTGTGCCGCACGGCATCATCGCCGCCGGTTTCGACACCAGCCACGCGCCTGTTCAGGTCGCATCAGTGCAGACCCTCGCGCGGCGCCTTAGCCGCAGCTCATGGTCTCCGGATTTGATTGTGGTGGATGAAGCGCACCACGCGGTTGCTGGCACCTGGTCGGCGGTGCTCAACCACTGGTCGGACGCCTTTCGTCTAGGCGTGACAGCCACCCCGGTGCGCCAAGACGGCCGCGGCCTCGGTTCTGTATTCGACCAGCTGGTGCTTGGTCCCACAGTCTCACAGCTAATCGCTGGATCGTTCCTCACACCCGCGCGCCTGTACGCACCTGCGCCTGTTGCGGATCTCTCTGGTCTGCGCACGCGCGGCGGTGACTTCACCCCAGAGCAGGCCGCAGAGCGCATGGATCGGCCAACCGTGACGGGTGATGCCATCAGCCACTACCAGCGCCTGTGCAACTACAAGCGGGCCATAGCTTTTTGCTGCTCCACCCAACATGCTGATTCGGTTGCTGCTGCGTTCAACCGGAGCGGAGTCCGAGCCGCCACACTGCTGGGCACCACACCAGCGGATCAGCGCGACCAGCTGGTGCGTCAGCTTGCCGCAGGTGATCTGTCAGTGCTGGTCACCGTGGATGTGGTCAGCGAAGGCTTCGACTGCCCAGCAGCAGAAGCCGCCATTCTTCTGCGCCCTACCCAGTCACTCGGGCTCTACCTGCAGCAGGTCGGCCGCGTGCTGCGGCCAGCAGCTGGCAAGGATGCTGCGATCATCCTCGACCACGTGGGCAACGTCCACCGGCATGGTTTCCCCGATGATCACAGGGACTGGAGCTTGGATGATCGCCTCAAGCGCAGCCGATCTGGTGGCGCAGCCCCGTGCATTCGCACATGTGATGTCTGCTTTGCGGCATTTGCACCGCAGCCTCAGTGCCCGGTCTGTGGCGCACAGTGCGCCCCCCAGACCATCT